ACCATGGTGTGAGAAGGTTTTCCTTCATTTAGATAGGGATCCCTCTTCTTTGGATGCATCTTCAGAGTTTGTTGAAACGGTCAAGACTCGTTCTAGAGATAGGGATTGGGTTGAGGCTGCTGATCAACAAGAGATTTGTGATGCTGCTGAGGACGATTTCAATGAATTGAGTGATCTTTGCCCAATGACGTGTTGTCAAAATTTGTGGGATAGTTCATTTAGTTGTGTTATTCCTGTCCTTTCTCCATCAAAGAATGCCATAGCCATTAGTGTGCATCGGTTTCATGGTTTTCTTAAAAATCTTCGGAATTTGGTTAGACAGAGCTGTTTTATAGAGATTCCTAAGATTTCAATAAAAGCCATTTTGTATACTCTTTCTCCCATAATTGCAGCCGGAGCTTTTTACCCCATATTTTACAAAGTTTTGACTGCGGGTGATGAAAATACTGATGGTTTTACTCCCAATGGAGTTCAGTCCAAGATACCTGATGGTGAAAATTATTGGTCTGAGAAATCATTGGTCAAGAATTTCTTGGCCAAAGAGGTTCATAATGCTTCAAACACCAGCAAGACTTCACATGGGAGCACTTTGAAATCTGCCATAAGTTCCATTTTTGGTCATAACAAGAATTGTTGTACCAGCAGGGTCGTCAAATTAAAGCGGCGTAACCCAAAGAATGAATTGGAGAGATCTTCCATACACGGTTTTTGTTTTGACAACAAGTCGGTTTTGGTTCCTTCGCATTTTTTCAGTGGTGTTGATTTGAACGAAGGGATTGGCGTGTCTATGACCTTGACTTTAACTGGTAAGGATGGTCAAGCTTCCCAGCATAATTCTTATGACATCAAGGTCAACAATAGGAACGTCTATTTCGACTCTAAGTTGGACTTGTGTAGGATAGCTCATGGTGTGTCTGGCATTAGTGGTTTAAAGGAATTTGATGCTTCTTACAACAGTGATTTTTATTGCTCTGTTGGTGTTGATGGTACGTATTGGCATCCTAGCCCCTCGGGTTTGGTTCAGCAGAGTGATGGCTTTTTCAATCGCAATGAAGAAATAGCCTTTTTTGGTAAGGATGCAGTTAATTATCCAGATTCCAAGGACATAATGGAGCATTTGAGGGGTAAACCAATGGATGGGCTTTTGGTTCGGAGTTCCAAAGATGGAGACCATCGCTTTAAGAATGGTGATTGTGGATTACCTGCTCTATTTAGTGATAAAGGCAGATTTCCGGTTCTTGGTCTTTACATTGGGAATTATGATTTGGATCAGGTTTGTTATAATTGTTATGTGCCTCTTACCAAGAAGTTTGTTGTTGGTTCCAATGAGGCTTTGTTCCAGTTGACTAAACCTGGAGTCACAAAAGCCAGTACTATCGGTTCATTCAAGCGTCCGAAGGGAAGATTTACTGCTAACATGGATCGTGTTTTGGAATCTGACCTTGATGATCCTTCGGTTCAAGAGGAATTGGCCAATGCCAAGCGCATCTCTGGTTCCAAGGTTAGGAGAACAGATCAAAGGGTCGAATGGTCTGATTTCTTACAGGGTTGCACAGAGGACAAAAATGTTGCTGAGCAAACAGAATTGTTTCGTTTTTCTGATTCCAAGTCCGGAATTCACGTTTCTTTGCCATCTTTTGACTCCACTAAGGTTAAGGGCATTTATCCTAATCATGAAAAAGTTAGGGGCATTTTTCCGGTTATAGGGTCCGATAATGATGTTTATTTCTATCCAGACTTTTTGTACCTTGGTGCCACTCCTTGGATGGGTGACGAGAATCCCCACCCCACTTTTTCAGGCGAACTACCAGTTGGTATGGTAGGTCCTGGAGTGAAAGATTCCAATGGAAGCATGTCCTCAATGTCTTTAGATAAGGAGGTAGCCAAATGCATGATCCATGGTCATATAGATCATGATTTAGTTCATGAGGCCTCTTCTCGCATTTACGAACATTATTTTAATGTAATTCAAGGTTTGTTGAATCATGATGCTGAGGGAGAGGGTGATGATTCTGAGTCCAACTCAGTGCATGAAGATTTGGTTCGGCTCCTCAATACCACCATAGAGGAGCAGTTTGTTGGTGTTAAGAACGATGATGGAACTGTTATCATGCCAAAGATGGATCACACAAGTTCTTG